CGAGATTCTCAAGCCAAGAAGCGTAGTCGAGACCCGTCCTAATATATTCCCCAATTTTCTTTGTTCCGTCAATTGACACACATATCTGCCAATCACGTAACCTAGCAAGAATATCAGTATATAGGTTAGTTCCGCGATAATCCACGCGGCTGAGATTTGTATTGTATCTAGCATAGACTTTTGGTCCATCCCCTAGTTCAATGATACGCTTCATGTAACGCCAGTGTTGCTCGTACATCAAGGGCTCGCCGCCCACCCAGTAGATTTCCTCTACCCGGTGTTGTTCCACTGCCTCGGCAAATTCCCTCTCGATCTGTGTGTCCTGGAACTTGGATATCTCACTACGGATCTCAGGTATCATCCAATTATTTTTGGGATTGCTATAATCTATCATCCCGTGCTTTCGCTGTTCCGTTTCCCAGGCACTGGATAACATATCCCCACACATCCGACACTTGAAATTACATAAATTGGTAAACCTGTAATCCCAACTAACAGGCCTCATCGTGGTGTGGCCACTATCGTCGGTGGTCGTCCATATTTCTTTATAATATTTACTGGAAAATAAATGATTGAAATATGTGCGGTAAACATCAGTGTTCAGTAACTTGCTGTTACACACGTCACACTCGGGTAACGTCTCTCCCGCCATCATGCGTCTACGCACCGATTTCATGTGGTCACTGTTCCAATGCTCTTCCAGTGTGATGGGAACGTACTCGCCCGTGCCTGCCTTGGTGTCTATGTACTGTTCGAAGTTCTGTGCTTCTTCCCGTGAGGCACAGCACATCCTACGCTCAGTCTGTGGCGATAGGTAGGTATGGGTCCAGGGAGCCATACACAATGTTTCTGGTCTGTTCTTAGGTTCTTTCATAGCCTATCGCCTCTGCCAGTTCAGAATGATGATCCCATAGGTTCTCGTCACGCAGTTCGTCGTGCTTACGGATACTATCTAACAATTCTTCGGTGGCCCACCCTTTAGAGTTTGCCATGAAGTTAATTACATTCTGAAAATCTTTTTTATGTTTGTTATGTCTAGATACTAATGCTAGTCGTGCTTCTGCTTTTAATTTTACGGCAGGATGTAAACTTGCCACCGAGTTATACCATATCTCATGTAGCATGTTCCAATAGACAAAATCAAATTCTTGTTCATCAATCCAATGGCTAAGTTCTTCAAGATAAAATACATTGAACACGTTTACGGTAGAACAACATTGTAAAACTATGTTACCAAACTCTTGTTTTAACTTTTTAAACTTTTGTATATTAGCATTTACTTCATCCCACTTAGCGTTCTTGCGTTGATACTCAAAACGTTCTCGGACATCATCAATGCTAAATGCTATTTCAACTAGTTTAAATTCCTTCCATACTGCCAAGTTCTTTCCTGGATACTGCGTGCCGTTGGTGTTGTAATGTATTTCAATGTCCTTTGCCACACCCTTGTCCACTAGTGTCTGTAGGAAGTCAAAGTGTTCCTGTATCATGAAGGGTTCGCCACCAGTGAACTCTAGGTAGCGTATGTTGTCCACATTTTCAGACATCTCTTGCCAGAACGATCCAGACTCTCTAGGCCAGCGGCCCTGCTCAATCATCTTGTATGGAAAACTAGACTTTTGCTCGTCCTTAGGAAACTCTTGTAGTTCTTCCGTGGCATAACTACTAGAGCTCCAACTGCCACATATACGACATTTTAAATTACAGATGTTACCCAGTTTGAAGTCTATGAACATTAATGGCTTAGCATCATGTGTCCATTCATCTGAAATGCCCATGTGTTCCAAACGTTCCAGTGTGTATTCACGTTTTGACTTGCCGCCCGAGTCTTCCACTGCCCAACACTTCTTACAGGTCGCTGGCCTCTCTCCTCCGAGGAACCGACCACGTAACTCAGACATGCTATCACGTGCCTCCTCTATCGTGCACTCGCCTATCTTTAACTTGTTACCACTTTTGTCTACGAGTTCATCCTCTGCCAGACAGCAAGGACGCAAGGTTCCTATGGGTGATGTTTCGATGCTGACCCATGGCAATATACAAAATGTCTCGTTAGGTAAGTTCACTTAACTCCGGTATTACATCCAATAAATTTTCGTTTCTCATGTCATCTAGTTTTGTCATGCGTTCCCAGAACTTAGGAAGTAGATGCGTGTTGTCTGTTTCTAGAAAACGTAATGCTGATTCAAATCCAACCGTTGCTCTGTTTAGTTTGTCCAATGGACGCAACCATTCTAGGTGTTCTTGGTACTTGATACGTATCTTTTCTTTATACGATTTGGGAGCGATATCTATGCGTAACCAATCGGGATCCTGTAATATGTTCACATTGAAATCCTGTGGTTGTATCAATCCCTTTCCAACCCAATCACGATGGAAGTCAGGAAGATGTAGGGCATTTTGTATGCTCAATGTGGGACTGATATAAAAGTCAACGTTAGGACATATTTCCATCATGAGACTCCTGTTCTCTTCCACCTCTGCCCATTTGGTGCCTTTCCTGATATACTCTGCGTGTGGACCCATGGCATCTAGACTGGCACCAATGCTAACGCTATCAAATTTCTTCCAGTAGTCAAACACATAACGGTCTTTCAATTTTGTCTTGGTAAAGTTTGTGTTATAGATCAACCTCACATCGAACTTCTTACGCTTCTCCAGTTCTTCCAGGATGATGTAATGCTCGTCCATCATCAATGGCTCGCCACCGGCAAAGTATATCTGCTCAACATAGTCCAGGTGTTCCATCAACTGTTCGATCATGTCTGTCTCATGCCTTCCTGCCCAGAACAAGGGCTTATGCTTTTGACCCCATTCCGGCCCCGCCAGTTTTACCTGATCCTGGTACCACGATGATGAAAATATATGTCCGCAACTACGACAGCTCAAGTTACACAAGTTACTAAACCGTATGTCCCAATAAGTCATCTCAAAGGGAGGATCCAGCTCAACACCCTTCTTGATGTTGTGACCGTGATGTTTGTTTGCTGACTTGCGTCCTGAGAAGAACCCTGATTTCTCTTGCTCATAACACCTCACACAGGCATTATTCTTACGCTCATTTAACATGTCATCACGCAACTCCCGCATCCTATCACCGCTCCATATCTCGCTCAGGGTCTGATTCTGGCAGTTACCGAATTCTCCCGCTTGATATTCAGCATGGCAACAGGGATAGGCATCTCCCGTTGGGTAACTATGTAGGTGTATCCAGGGATACATACAAAAAGTTTCAGATTCAGTTAGCAGAAAACGTTCTCGATCAGTGAGTTCATCTGGTCGTATCTTCACAGGAACGGCGTCGTTGTATTTGTAATTTCTCTGTTTCTTGGGCGTAAACGGTTTGGTTAACAACTCATAGTGCATGTCTGTGTCATCTAACCCCAGATGAGTCTTTCTCAATCTATCGGCTATGTCTGGGCATCCCGTAGAAATTAATATGAAGAAATTCTCGATATCCACGTCATTGACTATCCTCTGTAACATTCTCAATACTTGACCGTTACTGTCATCATGATCATATAGCACACGGATCCTATCCTTGTCATCAAACCTGTCCTTCCTAATTTTTGTGAGCTGGGCTCTCAGGTTCGAAGTCCCTAATATAGACACATCTCCCTCTGGATAGTAGTCATTTAGATCTATGGTAGCAATGATGTTATAGTCGCTCATACCATCCCCTTAGTTCCTCGAACGTCTCGAGGAAGTTCTTGCCCCTGCGTTCGTCATATTGATCGTAGAATGCCTTGAAGTCGTTCAATAACTTGGGCATCTCGAATGTTTCAGAATGCGGACGTTCCACGAGTTGTAGGTAATCTATCAATCTGTCCACATGATTGATCTCAAATTCGTGTAAACGGTCGCCGTAGTTGGCTTTGAATATACCCAACCTATTTGCCTGTGCTATCCTAAACTCCTTGTCCAATACCAACGGTGACTGGAAACTAGGAAAGCGTAAGATGTTTAATGTGAAATTAATTGCGTCCTGACCATATTTCTCTTTCCATTTAACTATCTGTTTTAGCAAATATGGTAGTGTCAATAGACACAGGGCATTTACTGTACACATCACATGCAGTCCACGCAACTTACCACCTTTAAGCAAATATTCAACATTAGTAAACCACTGCTGATAATCTAAACCATCACGTATGTATTCGGCGTGTGAATGTGTGGCTTCACATGATGTGTACAAGTCTAGATCAACATCACCGGCGGATTCTAACAGTCTATCTATCTTATCCCGTTCCATGGCAAGGTTGCTGTTAATGGCCAAACGTGTTTGGCTCTTGCCCTTATTCTCTCTGAACCAATCTAGCAACTGCCAAGTGTAACCACTCATCAACGGCTCGCCTCCGGTTATCCTTAGTTCTCTGAGCGTCTTGTGTAGATCGGATTCCCACCAACGGAAGAAGGCCTCGACATAAGGATTGCGATCATGAATAGTAAAAAGTTGACTGCTATCATGCCTATGAGTAAAATGACCCCGCCCGTCACTAACCAACCCCTCGTAGGGTCCATTGTTGCGTATGTCTTTAACCCAAGTAGAACTGAAAGCGGGATTGCAATAACTACAAGCCAACTGGCAAGTCCTATCGAAAGCAATCTCCAGAGTCCTAAGTTCAATATCCTGTGACCAAGGTGTGTTGTATGCTTCATCCAATTCCTCATCTGTGTATATCCTCGTCTTATCCACACGGTCTGATATCTTATCAGTGCCCATGTCCTCTATCTTCCAACAGTATTCACAACCTGCTGGTCTCTCGCCCACCTGCATCTGTCTGCGTTGTTCTTTCTTTTCTGGTGTGTTATGTATCAGTTTGGGATTTACCTCAACAGCATTGATGTCGATCTGATGTGGCAAGGGATGGTGACAGCTCGTTGTCTGCCCACTGCCCAACCATATGGTAGCATTGTACCATTTGGCACCACAGAATGACTCCGACTTGATGTCTATCACCCTACGCTTGTATTGTAAATCTGTCTCGTTATCCCTTTTTGGCATGCCTCTCACAGTCTCTCCACCACTCCTCCATCTCGGGGAATGTTTTCAGGAAGTCCGTGCCTCTCCGTTCATCATGTTCATTGAAAAATTTATAGAAGTCCGCCTTCTGCCGACTCACGTACTTATCGTCATGTTTCTCACCTGACTCCATCCAAGCGATGTCCCTGTCCCATCTCTTTATCTCGTAGTCCTTGAATCCCTTGAATCTTTTCTCTTCTCTCTCACGCCAAGTCACCATCCAGTCTCCCAATCGTTCCATCTCGTCCCTGTAACTCTCGGGCAACAGATCCATACGCATCCATTCTGGTGTGCGTAGCAACGGAGTGTCGAACCAGACACGTTGGTACGTGTTGGAATATAATTGCCTCAATCCGTGTATGCCTGCTAACAGGTGTCCCACAGTGCTGACATTGAGATTTGACATGGTAATGATGAACGTTATGCTACTGCGTCCGGGTATCTCATGTAGGAATTGATTCACCCTATCCCATAATAGGTCGAAGTCCAAGCCGTCCCTTATGTACTCCGCGGGCTTGCCAAACGTGTCCACAGAAACATACTGCATGAAGTGTTCACGTTCTCTCCGTCACATATTCGCTTGACGTAATCCTTGTACTTCTGCCATAGTTTCTCCTCAACCGAGAAGTTGCTTGTGACATTTAAGTGTAAGTCGGGCTTGGGGTTCGCCAGAACATGATCGAATACCTTGTAAGTATTCTTGTCCATCAGGGGTTCTCCGCCCGTCATGCGGAAGTGTTTAAGTTCAGGATAGAGAGTAGGCCACCACTCCCAGAACGCAGTTAGGTATGGATTGTGTTCTCGGAACGGTATGGGCTTCCTCCTACCCTGAAAATATTTAGGGTCATTGTGTGGCACTGTGGTAGGCCACGGACCCAATTCGTTTGCCTCTTTCTCCCACGCTGTTGAGTATTGTGGTGAGCAGTAAGAGCATCTTAAATTACAGTTGTGATTGAAGTTGACTTCTACATAACTTGGTGTGACATCCTGGTCCCATGGTGCGTCAACTATCTCTTTAAATGATTCTGCGGCCCATGGTTCGCCAGAACGATAGTGTCTGTCACTGAGTTTACCATTGTCCTCCATGGTCCAACAGTAACTACATTCTTCAGGGCGTTGACCTTCTAACATCTGCTTACGTGCCAATTTCTTTTGTGCTGTGTTATGTAGGGCACTGGGATGGAACTCCAATGGTTTAACATCTATCTCATGTAAGGGTGGATGGTAACATGAGTTAGTCATACCTGTGGTGAGATGTAGGCTAACCTGTTTCCATTTAGCCAAACACATGCTAGGACTTACTGAGTCTAACTGTTCTTTAGCAACTTCTGCGTCACTTAAGAACTTTGACTTAAAGTCTTTGTTTACTTCATCACCTTTATTTTGTATAGACATCTATCTCTCTCACCATAGGTCCTTGGTTACGCCAATTTGATCTATAGTGTCTTTTAAAAAATTTACTTTGCGATTCATCTAGCTCTATAACATCTAGATCTAATCTACCAAGTTCTTTAGCATTTTCTCTTGCTATCTGATCTGGATCCTGTGATTCCATTTCACTCCATAACTTTTCTAAGTTATCAAACCATTGTACTTCCCTATGATCCCAATCTGTTAACATAGTCATCAGTGTGCCTTGTCTAGCACCTGCTATTGCCCATATACCGTTTTCAACATCACGTCCTACTGTGTGCCATATGTTGAGATTATCTAGGTTACGAGCATGAACTCTATCTTTAAATTCATTTATTGTTGGTTTATGTCCTCTGTCTAAACACATCTTAACACCTTCACGGAATCCTGCTCGCCATGCCTGGAAGGGTGTGGCATTAGGATATGTAGTTGAATAGCAATCGTGCATGGCCCAGTATAAGGGATCAAAGCAAAACTCTACATTAGTATCGTCACTACCATCACTGTTCTCATGTGTCTTCATATTGTAGACAAAATCCTTAGTCCATGAACTAAGTCCGCCATTACCATACATTAAACCGTTAATGTGATTACGAGCTCTCCATCGGAACACTGCCTTTTCATAATCCTCATCTTTTAAGTCAAACGTTAAGTTAAAGAAGTCAGGGTCAGGCATGTTATCACCATCTATTAGGATAAATCTATCCGTAGTACTAGCATCAGCCGCGGCTTTGTGTGCGGCATCTGAACCTTTAACACCGTCAACACGAACGGCCCAAGGTACCATGTTCTTGATCTTTACCCAGAACTCTTCCTTTTGAGGTTCATCGTAACTGAGATAAACTACATCTAAGTCCGCTACATCAATCATAATATTTCACCTTCCAGTGTCTTCCCTTTCCTATGATAGTGACATCATCTTCCAATGTCTCCGTCCCTATGATACCCGTTACCAGTTTCCTGTACTCCTTGATCCTGTTTGGATTCACTAACTTACCGTCTCTCACAAACACGTCGTATCTATTCTGTGCGAACGTTGACTGGTCAACCACTATGTAATCACCATCCAACTCTTCCGAGCTGTAACACCTGACACTACCATCCTCGTTGTAGTAGAGCCTGTACTCGTACTTGGCCCTGGGCTTGACCCCCTTATGGTGCTTAATTACTTCCCAGAAGTTGCTCATAGTGTTCCTCCAATGTGGTAGCAAATGATTTGATGTGATAGTGTGTGGGTATCTGTTGTTGTATGGTCTGTATGCGTAATCCGCGATCTGTCAACTCCCATACCAGTTCCTTGGTCCAGTCCTCGCCATGGCAGAAGTTTATCCTGCCCTTCATGTGTGCGAACTGTGGATATGTGCTTGGTAGCAAGAAATTCTCTCTACCCAATAATACTGTCGCCAATGCGTACACGGTGTCAGTGTCTGGCTCTGATTGATTCCAGTTACGCAGTTTGACTTGATCCCAATTATCAAATATTTCTCTACAGGTCACGAAGAACCTGGCGGCCAGTTCACTACGCCTCCAATAGGTTATCGCATTATACACATCAGGTAACTTGTTGTCGTCAAGGTGTCGCCTGTATGTTCTATCCGTTGTCCTATGTCCGTAAAAGTTCCTGGTGCCCTGTGCCACGAAGACGTCACGTTTCTCTACCATCGTCCACCAATGATCTATGCTTCCGTTTAATACCATGTCTGCTTCTAGTTTGATAGTTTGACGGAAGGGTGTTGCTTCAAATATTTGCCAATCATTCTTTAGTCCGCCTTGATCACCGTGGGGTAACTCTATCTCATAGTCAAATATACCGTCCCGACAGTCACCTAATACTGCCACTTTGGCCTTGGGCATGAAATACTTTATAGACTTTGCCAATGCTCTGGCACATGCGTGGTATACCTCACCCTGTGCCACTATCAAGTATCCCTTCTCTGCCTTAATTGCCTGCACAGATCTTCTCCATTGCCTCTTTGTTCATGACATGTAGGTCCAAGCCACGTATGTTCTGTACCACTGCCTTTTGCTGTAGGTGTGTTATATACTTTAACACGAACGTGTCGTCTTGTTCACCCTGTTCTATACCAACGTCCGTGCCTACGGTTGCCAATGGCCAGGGAATGTGATAGTATTGCGGTTCCTTGTGCCCACCTATTATTCCCATGGCTATCGAGAATGCCCAATCATTGCGGAACACCCTGCGACTGAACTTGTACAGGTCAGCATAATGGTTCCAGTTATTCTTGATCATGTCCACTAGCTCGAATATGTACTTGCCCTCTTGGTTCCTGTTGAAGTACATCACCGTGGCCCAGGTGCTGGGAAATTGGTGTTCCCCAAAGTTATCCAGTGCCACGAAGTGTGCCCTGTTGGTCACATCCAGTGCGTACCTGTGTATCATGAATGGCTTGTCTATGTCAAACAACAGACCTAATAGATCCGAGTTCACAACGTAGTCCACGTCCAGGACCAGTGTCTGATCATAGGGACTGTGTTCCCATGCCCGATTGCGACTGGCGTTGTACCATTTCTCTCCGCCCTTGGTGGCGTTGAATACCCTAACCCCACCGTACTCTGCCTCATCCAGGTCGGATATTATGGTAGTGGGCAGTCCCAGATACTTCTCTATGCGTTTGGCACTCCACTTGGCCATCGACAGGTAGTCCGTGGTATCATTATTGAATGCGTAGAGTAGGACGCCCTTGCTCATCTCTGCCTTGATATCTCATTTAGTTCAACGAGCCAAGCGTTCAATTGTTCCTGATAACGTTGCTTGGCCTCGTCCAATAGGGCAAGCCTAGTGACCTTCGTGGGATTACCAAACTCGTCGAGTATGACCATCTCTCCGGTGTCATATGAATTCAGTAGAATGATAAGTTCAGGCCCAGCACGAAACATGCCACCCTGATGTGCGAACAGCAATTTGGCCTCGTATTTTTCGCGAAGCGTCTGCTTGGCCGCTTCATGATCGAAGCGATGCCTGATCTTCTGTGTTATATTATCCATACCCTATTATAACACATATTTACCAGGCAAAAAGAAAGGCACTTAAAAAAGTGCCCTTCAATCTTACCAAATATAGAGTATTATGAACCTGAGTATGCAGTTTCCACTGACATAGTAGGTGATCCCCAACTGGCACTGGTTAACTGTGTGCTCGCTGGAAGGATGTAGTTCATGGTCGATGTCCAAGTACCGTCAACCAAGTCCAATGAAGCAGGGTTAGTGCCTGCCAATGGATATGTCGGGTTACCTGTGTCAGCCGCCGCATCAACTGCCGTTACCTTGAAGTCGATGTATGTCGCTGAACCAGCCGCCGCATTAGCCTGAGCTTCTAACTTGATGTAGTTGCCTGTGTACGGTGATGTGTCAGCATACTTGATGATCAACTGTTGGTATGACGTCGTCAATGCGAATGCGTCAATCGTTCCCTTCGCTGAGCCAGCGCCACCTGCATAACCACCAGTCTGTGTCGTGCCTGTGTATGCAGTACCGTTAACGGTGTGTGAAGCCGAGCCTGAGAACGTTATGGTTCCCATGTTAGTCGCTAAGTCTGACCATTCAGTGTTCTTGTCGTTTGATGTGCCACCTGAGCGGCTGAATGTGAACGTGATAAGTCCGCCAGCGTTGAAGAAGTATCTGAATGCGTTCGCTGAAGCGAATGTGATCCTGTGTACTCCACTGATGCTTGTCTGCCAACTTGATCCGTACGTCGCCGCACCGCTGGTAGTGATCGTGGAGCCCGAAGCCGCCGCATCCAATCTAGCGTTGAACACGTTAGTGATGTCTGTCGACACGTTGGCCAATGCCTCGATGGTGTTACCCGCTGAAATCGTTGAATAGTTTGTTACCGATGTGCCCTGATGAGCACCGATTGTCTCGATACGTCCGAGTAATGTGTTCCACTGTGCCGCCGTAATAGTTGATCCCGCTGAGACCGCCGCTATGGTCGAACCTGTCTCGCCATAACCGTAGTCAAGTGTGCCAGTGCCCCAAATCGTGTTAAGATTTGCAGTACCGTTGTCACCTGTACCTGCCGCGTTACCAGTGGCAAACGTATTATACTCATCGTCGAGTATG